GCCGGTGCAGTGCTCAATGCGGCAGCGGCGGGGTGGTCAGTGTTCCAAGGGGCCGTAGATCCGCTGGTATTCGCTGTCGTGAACATGGCGTTGAGCATCGCGGTTGCGGTGTCGAGGGTGATCCAGCAATCAAAGCTGCGCGAACCACCGGTTAACGAATAACCCGCGCCACAAATTCAGATGCGTCCGTTTCGTGGCGCGGAGTAGAGCATGAAGGTAATCAAAGCTTTGATCGCAATGGCGGTCACAGTGCTGTGTGCATCCCTCTTCCTGCTGGGTGGAGGGTTCGAGCGAATCGGTCAGGTCGCACTCTCCGTTTACGCCCTGCTGATGTGCCTGGTCCTGTTCGCAAAAGAAATCAGGCCGCCCAGTCAGTCGCCACTCCCATGCCCGTAAATTATCTGGCGCGCGTGTGCTTCCTCTACGTGGTAGTGGTCTCGGCCTACACCGGGCACATGATCATTGCTTTCGTGCTGGCCTTAACGTGGATCGTTGCCTGGGCGCAGCGAGCGTCGCGCCAAATCGCCAAGGGCAAAGATCAAGCTAAGGCATGACCAAGAAGAGTTGGTATGTCTCAGTTCCAGGCTATCCACCATTCCCCATGATCATGCCAGAAGACCACGACCACGCAGGTGCTCTGGCATTCGCCCAAGGCATCTGGCCAACCTGCACAGTAGAGTGAATCCCATGATCGATATCTCAAGCCATCCATTGCTGCAGCAAGCCTATGGCGTGTGCCAGGCGATCGAACAGTGCGGTGCATCGCCGGAGCTGACCCGCGCAGTGGGTAGAGCATCAGACTTGTTGAGCTCGTTGGGTGATCATCTGAAGCGCGACAGCGGCTCAGTGCCTGGGCAGAACGCAGGCCTCGCTTCGGACAGTGTGGCTGAACGTCGCCTTCGTGACGATCAGGAAGCGCGTGACGAGTGGTGGCGCCGTGAACTCTCCATGGGCGTGTTCACCGTCCCGCGTGATCAGACTCAGCCGGTTGATTCATGCCGCACGAATGTCGATAAGCCTGACGAGGTGAGCGCGGGTAATCCGATTCAGGGTGAGGCGATGAGCTTCATGCTCGACCCGCTGGAGCAAGCCATTCGAGTCAACCGCGCGAGTAATGCGCGATGAGCGAGACAGCGCGCTGCAGACTTCGCGCTTGCTGGGTAGCGTGCCGACACTCATCTACCAGCGTCTAAGCCTACACCTCGACTCACTGCTGGCTGAGCAGCTGAAGCGGTTGACCAGCAATGAATAGCGTCGATGCTCGGCGCCCTCATGGCGATGCTCCGTCCCACCATTAAGGCATGAAACATGTCCAGACTCACCGCGCTTAAGCCTCGGATGAAGCAGGCAGAAGAACGGCAATACGCAACGCCGGTTGCCCCTGAAGCAGAAGGCAGGTGGGGCTCGGGTCGTGGCGGTCGTCCGTGGCGGCGCAAGCGGGAGTCGATCCTGCTGCGTGATAAGTACACCTGCCAAGCTTGCAGCATCGTTACCCTCGACCTTGAAGTCGATCACATCGTCAACATCGCCCAAGGTGGGACTGATGACGAGCAGAACCTACAAGCGCTGTGCGTGCCATGCCATCAGATCAAGACCGCCACAGAGGCAGCGCAGGGTGCAGGCCGGGTTCGCTGAAAGCACGTCAGTCGCGTGCCGCAGAAATGGAGTGCGCCGACTTGGTGCGTGCGAAGCGCACCGATCTGGTGCGGCACGTCAGTGCCCAGGCGGGGCGGGTCGAAACCGTGGGACCTTTCGCCACGGACACCGCCCCCGACCGCACGCAGAGATTTTTTCCCCTGTTAAGGAAAAGTTAAATGGCATTAACCGAGAAGAAGCGGCGGTTTGCTGACGCTCTCTTGTCGGGAGCGAGCAAATCAAAGGCCGCAATTGACGCTGGATACAGCGAGAAAACCGCGCCACAGGCCGGCTCTAAGCTATTCAAGGACCCCGACGTAAGCGCGTACATGGTTCGCCGACAAGCGCTCGAAGATGCCGAGGCAGAAGTTAACCCTAAGGTTAAAAAAGTTAACTCCGACGAGCCTGGAGCTAAGGTCGCACCGGCCTTCGATAGTCGAGCCCTGCTCGAGCGGATCGCTCGCGACAACGAACACCTGAATCCAGACCTCGCCGCCAAAATTGCGCTAGGGTTAATGCCGTATGACTACCCCAAAAAGGGCGACATCGGTAAAAAGGAGACGGCGGAGGCTGCCTCGCAGAAGGTAGCGAAAGGCAAGTTCGGACCATCCGCGCCGCCACCCACCCACTTACGCTCGGTGAAATAAATGGAAAAGGACGAGTCAGCACTGTCGCGCAAGTTCAGCGATCCATTGGAATTCCTATTGGCGGTGATGAACGATGAATCTGCCGAAGTTGCACATCGGCTGGAAGCAGCCTCCGCCCTGATGCCCTACTTCCACGAATCGCTTAGCGATCCCGCGGAAGAAGACCAAGACGATTGACCGGCGTTAACTGAGCGCTGGGGTCGCAAGAAATTGCCGGATAGCTCTGCATCAAGAAATACCCCAGGGGCTGACGACAAACAGCCCCTCACTTCATTTGAGAACGGATAACGAAATGAACGAACCCACCTGGGACACTAGTTGCCCAGACTGGGAGTCGCGGATCGTTAATCGCCAGTCGCTCGTCCCTTTCCCTCCGTTATTCCCAGAGGAAGCCGAGGCGTGTCTTCAGGTTCTGAATGATCTAAAGATTGTGGACGCCCCAGGCAGCCCGTTGATAGGGGAATCGTGTGCGCCGTGGATCACGGACCTAGCCGGCGCCATATTCGGTGCTTACAACTCGGGCACGGGTGAACGGATGATTCAGGAGTTTTTTCTCCTGATCAGCAAGAAGAACGCAAAAAGTACTATCGCTGCGGCGATCATGCTGACCGTATTGATCCGCAACTGGCGGCAGTCAGCAGAGTTCATCATCTTGGCTCCCACTATCGAGGTAGCGAACAACGCGTATGCGCCGGCGCGTGACATGGTGAAGCATGACGAGGAGCTGTCGGCACTGTTGCATGTGCAGGACCACCTGCGGACCATCACGCACCGCGAGTCTGGCGCGACCCTGAAAGTGGTGGCCGCTGACCAGAACACCGTTGGCGGCAAGAAGGCCGCAGTTGTGCTGGTGGACGAGCTTCACCTGTTCGGCAAGAACCCGCATGCCGCGAATATGCTGCGTGAGGCTACCGGTGGTCTGGCTTCGCGACCGGAAGGTTTTGTCATCTACCTGACCACGCAGTCCGACCAGCCGCCGGCAGGTGTTTTTCGCGAGAAGTTGCAATACGCCCGCGGGGTGCGAGACGGGACCATCATTGATCCTAACTTCCTGCCGGTGATCTACGAGTTTCCGCAGCACATCCTCAAGGCCAACGAGCACCGCAACCCCGAGAACTTCTACATCACCAACCCGAACATGGGTTACTCGGTCAGCGAGAAATTCCTGATCCGGGAAATGAAGAAGGCCGAGGAGGCGGGTGAGGCTGAAGTGCTCGGCTTCATGTCCAAGCATCTGAACGTGGAAATCGGTCTGGCGCTGCGCTCGGACCGCTGGGCAGGTGCAGACTTCTGGGAAGCGTCAGCCGTACCCGTGCTGACCCTGGACATGCTGATTTCGATGTCGGAAGTGATCGATGTCGGCATCGATGGCGGCGGCCTGGACGATTTGCTCGGTTTCGCTGCGGTGGGCCGGGACAAGCGAACCCGCGACTGGCTGATCTGGACGCATGCCTGGGCCCATCCCTCGGTTCTGGAACGTCGCAAAGCTGAAGCCCCGCGCTTCCACGACTTTGAGAAACAAGGCGACCTGACGCTGTCGGTTCGCATCGGCGACGACGTGAACGACGTTGCTGACCTGGTTGAGCAGATCGAAGCATCTGGCCTGCTCGACAAGGTAGGTTGCGACCCGGTCGGCATCGGTGCGATTTACGACGCGATGATCGAGCGTGAGATTCCGCCAGAGAAGATCGCGGCCATCAGCCAGGGCTGGAAGCTTGGCGGGGCGATCAAGACAGCTGAACGCAAGTTAGCAGAGGGCGGGATGAAGCACGGTGGCCAGCCGATGATGGCCTGGTGCGTGGGCAACGCGAAGGTCGAGCCTCGCGCGAACTCTATCCTGATCACCAAACAAGCCAGCGGGTCGGCCAAGATCGATCCATTGATGGCCCTATTCAACGCCGTGACCCTGATTTCCTTGAACCCCGAAGGCCGGGGTAATGACGACTTCATGGCCGCCATTCGGAATCCGATAATCGTATGAATCCACTTCACGTATACATCCTGCTCGCTCTTTTCGGATTTGCCTCAGCAGTTGCTGGGGTATACGTCCTGGAAGGGCTGGGCTGGGCGCTGATCGCCGGAGGGATTTCGCTACTTTCAATTGCTGGATTCGTACGTAAGGGGCTGATCGGTGACTAAATCCTTATCAGCCGTGCTGGGCCGCGCGGCGCGCAAGCCTAGTGCATCGCTTAGCGAATGGCTGGGCAAGCCCATCAGCCTGAGCGATGGCGGTTTTTGGAGCCAGCTCCTCGGCGGTCAGTCCAGTTCTGGCAAGACAGTTACCGTCGACAACGCCATGCAGCTCTCTGCCGTGTGGTCCTGCGTTCGAATCATTTCCACATCAGTCGCGGGCCTTCCGATGGGCGTTTACCGTCGCGAGTCGGACGGCGGCCGCAAGGATGCTCGGGACTTTGGTCTCTATGACGTCATCCACACCAGCCCGAACGAGGACATGACCGCATTCCAATTCTGGCAGGCGATGGTGGCCTCGATGCTGCTCAGGGGAAACGCTTTCGCAGAGATTCACCGCAGCGGATCGCGCGTTATTGCCTTGGACTTCCTGTTGCCTGGTCGTGTGGATCTCGATCTGGACGATGACGGCCGGGTCAGTTACTGGTTCCGTCCTCGTAAAGGCGCGCGCCGCCAGATCGAACGGCAGAACATGCTGCACATCCCGGCTTTCAGCCTGGACGGTCGAGTGGGGCTGTCAGCCATCCGCTACGGCGCTGACGTGTTTGGCGCCGCGATGTCGGCCGATGATGCGGCAAATGGCACGTTCAAGAACGGTTTGCTTCCAGCAGTGGCCTTTAAGCTCGACCGCGAGCTCAAACCTGAGCAGCGCGAAGAGTTCCGCGACTATGTGAAGCAGGTTTCGGGCGCCTTGAACGCCGGTCGCTCTCCGGTGCTTGAGAGAGGAATCACACCAGAAACGATCGGCATCAATCCGGTTGATGCGCAGTTGCTGGAGTCCAGGGCCTACAGCATCGAAGAGGTCTGCCGCTGGTTTGGCGTACCGCCCTGGATGGTGGGTAAAACGGACTCTGGCAGTAACTGGGGCACCGGTCTCGAACAGCAGATGATCGCGTTCCTGACCTTCAGCATCAGTTCGATCACCAATCAGATTCAGCAGTGCGTGAACAAGCGGCTCCTGACGCCGGTAGAGCGCCAGTCGTATTACGCCGAATTCTCACTGGAAGCTTTTCTGAAAGCCGACAGCGCTGGCCGGGCAGCCTGGTACAGCCAGATGACCCAGAACGGGATCATGACCCGTGACGAATGCAGGGTGAAAGAGAACCTGCCACGACACGGTGGGAACGCGGGCGTGCTGACCGTTCAAACTAACTTGACCCCCATCGACAAGCTGGGCGAATCCACCGACGGCCAGGCCGCTCAGGCCGCTTTAAAGAACTGGCTCGGCCAGGCTCAGGAGTAACCATGCCACTGAATGTCAATGCTCGCAGCTTCAACTGCGAACTGAGCCCGCGCGCGCTCGATCTGTGGAACCCGGACCTGCGCGCAGCGCTGGAGGCCGGTACTGACACCATCACCATGTACGGCATCATCGGTGAAGACTGGTACGGCGAGGGCGTCACGCTCAAGCGTGTTGACGCCGCGTTGCGATCCATCGGCGACAAGCCGGTCACCGTCTACATCAACTCGCCCGGTGGCGATATGTTCGAAGGCATCGCGATTTACAACCGCCTGCTCGAGCACTCTCAGGAGGTCACCATCAAGGTGCTCGGCCTGGCCGCTTCGGCTGCTTCCGTCATCGCGATGGCTGGCGCCAAGCGCGAAGTCGCCAAGACCGCTTTCCTGATGATCCACAATTGCTGGACCTTCTTCGCCGGTAACCGGCACGCCATTCGCGAGCTTGCCGACACGATGGAAGAGTTCGACCGGGCGATGATCAGCCTCTATGCGGACACCAGCGGCCAGGACGAACAGGCCATCGAGAAGATGCTTGATGCCGAGACCTATATGAACGGCTCGAACGCCGTCGAGAAGGGTTTCGCTACCGGTCTGATCTCCGCTGAAGAGGTTGAGCAGGCCCCTGGCGAGGAACATTCGCAGGCGCATTCCGCCCGCAAGCTGGACGCCGCGCTGGCCAAATCCGGCATGCCCCGCAGCGAGCGGCGCAAGCTCATTTCCGAAATCAAGACCAGCACGCATAACGCTGCTGGCGGCGACACGCTTCGCGCTGTCGTGCCGGGCATGCCTAGCGCTGCCCTTGATGTATCCGCGTTTGAAGAAACCGCAAACCAGGCGTCGGCACTCCGGAGCCTTATTCCCGGCTGCTGAATGGCTGAAACCGCAACTGACTATCAACCGCCCACGTGGCGGTTTTTTCATTTCTGAAAGGACAAAATCATGCCGCAAGATCTCTCCGCAATCGAAGCTTCCCAGAAGCAAACCCAGGCCGATCTGAAGGCCGTCGGCGACCAGATCAAGACCTACGCCGAGCGCACCGAAAAGGAAATTAAAGCCACCGGCGAAATGCAGACCGAAACCCGGGCCAAGGTTGACGAACTGTTGCTCAAGCAGGGCGAGTTGCAGGCCCGCATGCAGGACGCCGAGCAGAAGCTGGTGAATGCTGGCAAACGACATGAGCCAGAGGTGCAGCAGTCTGCCGGTCAG